GCTTTGGCAGATCTTCCAATAATAACGGGACCTATCGCGGTACTACCGGCTGGACGCTCCGAATTGTCTATTTCGTTAATAAACACTCCAGGAGATACAAATTTAAAGCTTGATGCGGGCATATTTTTATTCCTCTTTTAAAAAACGACTTATTTCAGTTCGCAATCATACTTTAAATAGTATTTTGCATTTCAAAAGGCGCCCATAAAACCAATAAAAGACAATTTTCAGTTCAGGAACTGATATTGAAGAATCCATCGGGACCAGGGGCAACAACCCCCTCTTGTGGAAACAATATTTCAATTACGTTTTCATCCACTCTGACAATGTTCCTATCATCATTGACTCCTTCGCCAATTAAATAGCCCAATACTTTAATCGTGATCTCGCTTGAGAACAGCCTAGTTTCTTCTGCTAAGTTACTAACATTGTTGGCGTGTGTAAAGCCCTGGTCTATGAACCCTTCATACAGGTGTCCGTGTCTGCGCATTATAAAGGCGTTAATTTGTCCAGTTCTGGTCATAAATGGCGCCATTAAATCATTCATTTGTTGTTGATATTCTGTTTTGATAGTGATTTTGTAATCTAAATTGATATAAACTGGGATAGGCACACTGAGCGTCTTTATAACCATTCTTTTGTTGACCCTCTTAGACCAGTTCTGCTTAGTGCCTGAACTATTTGTTCTTGTTCCGTAAGCCACTGCTGCGTTTCGTGTTTTATCCTCAACAATCTTCTTGGCGATTACCATGCGGCCTGAACGGCCGTTTTTCTTGTCAGAATAGATGTGGGCTTGAAATCCTCCCTTTCTAGTAGGATCTTTTGCTATGCCAGTTCTTTCAAGGCTAATAAGTGGCAACTTCAAAGCTCCAGCATGATCTCTAAGTTCTTTGTTGTGTTTTATTTGATACGAGCGCTCGGGCGTCTGCCACAAAACGGGTGTTTTAATAAATCCCTCATTTGAATATGCTCTTAAATTTAAGTCAACTGTTAGCCACTCCATTATAGCAGTATCAATATTCTCAATATCAGATGATAGCATTCCAATCTCCGATAGTTGCAAGCTGGAGCCGGCTGGGATCATAGCAAAATCAAAATCATCAGGTAGCATCAAATAATCCCTTCCTTGCTCTCGCACATTTGGCCGAAATCTCAAAAGCGTGATCGACTTGGCCAAACAGCTTTTTTGGTTCCGATAATTTAACTATCTCGTAATAAAAATCTCCGTACAAAACAAAGTCTCCTTCGCGAACATACATATTCTGATCCTCTTCTAATCTTCTTTTGTGGAAATGAACATTAATTTCCCAAGTTTTATCAATGCCGCCACTTTCTAAATAGTCCGTTGAAAAATCAGTAAATTCAACCAATGCATAAACACGGACGGGCGGCAAAAACGTTTTTTCGACGGCTTCGCCATATAAAGGATGAAAATTGGTAGTTTCTAAATCAATTGGATAGTAAAGAATTTGTTGGCCAATAACTTTTTCAATAAGCTCGTCATTTACCTGTTTAACGAGATCTCGTTCTTTTTTACCTAAAAACAACGGAGGCGGAGGTGCCTTTGGTCTATTCCACTGATCATCGGCCATTTATCGTCACCCCACAAAAATTGGCAATGGCGAATTTTTAAACGCTGCTGCGGCGGCATCAGTCATCTCTGCGTCATTCTTAGCCAGTTCCTTATAAATTACACTATCCAAAATTTCCATTAGTTTAGTTCTCAAGCTTTCTTGCTCTTCTTTTGCTTGTCCTAGCAATTCTGCGTGATTTAAAGTTACACTCTCGCCGGGAATAGGCATTGTGGTAAACTTCCCTCGAATTTGACCTAGCATTTCTTTACACAAGGCTAGCGCATACTTTCTTATCCACTGTTTTCCCATTGAATTTATATTTTCGTATGGTATATTGTTATACGGCAGCGTATTCATATTATTTACGCCTAACATGCCTTCATTATATCTAGTATTAACTTCCCACGGACTTTGATCAACAAAAAACTCAACCCAAACACGATCCATATCATCTAAACCCCAATAGCTTGGAGTGGGATATAATCTTAAAAAATTATCTTTAATCTCATATGAATAATGAGATGTTCTGGTGTAAATTGAGTCTTCATACATGATCGCTTGCATTTTATTCTGCCATGTAGGAATAATTTCAAATGTGGAATCATCCGCAAACTGACCATATGTAGAATAATTTCCAACCACACCAACGCCACCGTAATAGCCGTAAAAACGCCACATAGCCCTTGGAGAGCGATAATAAACTTTAGTCACTACAATTCTTTGATTATCATCTACAGCACCATTAAAGTCAACTGTGCGGCCGCCATCATCTTGGCCGGTGGATGATGCCGTTTCTATAATGGTTTGAAGATCATAATCTTGCTTATCGGTCGCTGGTTTAAACGAAGCGGAATATATTCGATTTGTTCCGCCATAACCACCAACGGTTGACACAGCATCCCCGATCTTTCGTGCCTGGGCATATTGAAATCTCGGGTACCTTAATTCAACATTAGAACCACTAAGGGAGTCGGCGTAAATAAGCTGCCCTTCTTCATTAAATGAACCTGTAGCGGCGCCAAGCGAATCTGCGAGGCTGTTTTTACCTTGATGGATATTAACAATATATGAATATTCTAAGCACGCCTCTTCGTATGCTGCATATACGTTGGCTGGCGTAAGTTCAATGTCTACAACATCGCCACCGAGCTTTTTATATACATAATCCACCTGTTTTGAAGCGCCAGTTAAAAATCCCTGTGAGCCGGTATACGCTCCAATAGGGCACGCAGCTGCCACTTTGTTCGAGCTACCTGTTATCGTTAAAATTACAGTACTGGTTTCCGATATCGGAGCAATTTGTCTTGTCATACACGAAGCCTCCCACTAGTAATAAGTAGTGTAGGGATCAGCTTTCTTTCTTAGATTTTGATTTCGACTTTGCAGTGCTAGTTGTCTTCTTAGGGCGCGTGGGCGCCTTTTTTGTTGTTTTCTTGACCGTTGTTGTTTTTGGCGCTGCTTTGGTGGTGAGAGTCGCCGACTTAGTGGTCGGATTCGACACAATATTGTCCTCTTTTGACGTTAAAGTTGTTTGCGTCGTATTTTCAACTGATTCTAAAATCTTAACTTGTTCAATAGTGGCTGTTTTTGTTGTTTGCTCTGTATCAGTAGGAGCCAAAAGTCTGGCTCGGGGGTGACTAGCGTGCTTTGCGGCAAACTTCGCTTTAGCACAATTTAGTCTTCTTTTCTTACCCATAAAAAACTCCTGTTTTGTTTAATAACTAGTATAAAAAGGCAAAAATCTCAAAAATTTGCCGGGGAAAAAATTTGGCAGATCGCCATTTTATAAAAAACCCCCCAATCCGAAGAAAGGGGGGAAAGTATATAAATATATTTTAAATGTTGTTAATTATGCAGCTGCAACAGCGGCGTTAGCAAACGCAGTGATAACCCACCACGTTCCATTAGAATAAATTTGAAATCTATCGCCAATGGCGCCAGCACTCAATGTCGCAGTTGTGAATGCGTGATCACGCTCTGTAGCGGAAGCATTGACACTCACCATTGTTAGTGCCAGTATCCTCAGAAATAACATAGTTGGCTGCAGCGCCGGCGATGACATCAAAATAACATCCCTCAGACGCTGAAACGCCCGGAAGCGTCAACGTAAAAGCAGTTCCTGTAAGTGTGATAATCTTCCCACTATCAGCTGCTGTGAGAGAATCAGCACTACTAACAGACTTTGTAGGGCGTGTTACACCCTGCAATCCTGAACCACCGAGGGCCAAATCTCTCTTTAAATTTTCAATTAAAGCTTGGGTTCTAGCCAAGCCTATTCTTTTTGTTCCCATTGTTCATAATCCTCCATTTATAATCATATCATAAAACAATATAAGCCCCCGAAGGGCTCACAGGTAAATAGTTTTAGATAAACGAAAGCCCCCCAATCCAAAAAGAAAGGGGGGCAAATATAAAAATATATTTTAATAATTTTTAGGCGTTGCCAGAGCCAGTGCCGGCAGAGATATCAGAGATATCGTGTGACCAGGACTCTGTAATTAACCAGATGTTCGAACCAATATACGTAACTGTTACCAAGCTGTGGTTTGCAGCTGCGCCAGATGCAATCTTGATTTGATCGTGCGAACTTCCATTGAAAGACACGTGTGCCGGCGAGTCCTGTTCGTGATCATGAAATAATCCCTTGAAAAAGTGAGACCCATCTTTAGCGTCAATGTTGCGATTGCCAGTAAGGGCACTGCTATGAGTGAACGTGTAAGTACACCCGGTTGCTGGGTCTTGCGGCAAGTTAATGTCAAAAGCGCCTCCAGACATGTCTACAATTGCGCCTGAATCTGCGTTAGTTAAAGTCGTTGCCTCAGTAACCGTTTTGACGGCGCGATGCACGCCGGTAAGCGTCGACCCCTGCATCGATATCTCTCTTTTTAATCCTTCAATTAAAGCTTGGGTTCTAGCCAAGCCTACTCTTCTCGATCCCATTGTTTATAATCCTCCATTTATAATCATATCATAATAACAATATTGCCCCGAAGGGCTCACAGGTAAATAGTTTTAGATAAACGAAAGCCCCCGTCAAACGACGGAGGCTTTACATTTATATTG